GCATAGTTTAGGGGAACATAGATTTGAGTTCCGCCTGATGTTGATTTGTAAGATCCGCCATTTCTGATTCGACGCAATAACGGGTTAGAGTCGAAGATATTGTCATGCAATTTCTTGACGTAATATTTTTCCGTTATGGCGTTTAGTTGATCGACTGATAAAGCCATTTCTAAACTCCTGTTATGTTGTAAATCCTAATTCTTTAAGAGCATGATCAGTTATTTGATCATACGAGCTATTTTTTGGATCAAATGAGCTTCTGCGGGTTGATTGTCCTTGAACAATGCCCTCTTTGGCTTGCTTTTGTTGCTCTTTCAGCCAGGCTTCTTTCTGCTGCATAACTTGTCGTTGGACAAGGTTATCGTGATAAAAAGCCTTAAATGCCGCGTCAAAAGTAGGAATATTGTTCTGAATTTGGAATTCTAGAACCTTATACTCCAGGCTTTTGCCGTCTTCTGGGTCTGTGGAGTCGAAGTCGATATCTTTATAAGTCTCGCGAGTCTTATTGACTTCTTCCATGAGAGCCCGGTCTTGAGCTTCAAGCTCTGCCTGCTTCTTCTGATCCTCTACGCTTTTGGCGAATTCGTTAACGCTCTGAAGCTTGTCCTCAAGTATTGCGTTGACCCTTGCCTCAATGTCTTGAGCCGGGTTCGTCTGACCTTCGGATTGAAGCTGTTCAGTGCCTCGATTCTGCCATGCGTTCTGCCAATGATTGTACCACTCGGGATTCTGCTTTGCATACTCTGCAAATTTTTTATATTCGTCAAGCCCCTGGTACTGGTTTCTTTGAGTCTCGATTTCTTCCTGCTGTCTTTTGAGTTCAGCCATTTGTTGAGCGTAATGATAGCCCTGGCTTGCTCTCTTTAAAACAGTTCCAATGTCTTCCTCAATCTCTTTGCCGTCTGCTTTATACTTAAGCTTATGTGCAAACAAATCCTCATCAGACTTAAAAGAATAGCCCGCAGGGGCTTCGGCAGCCTGCTCTTCTTGCGGCTGCTCTGGCTGTTCCTGAGCTGGTTCCTCTTTGATGCTTTCAAGGATTTCCTCGTTTGTTGGCTCTTGTTCCATAATAAACCTCTTAATATATAAATTCTAAGTTATACGCCTGCCGGTCCAACTGGCATACCTTCTTGCTGGACGGGTATAGCCTTGTTTTGCGGCTGTTGCGCTGGAGCAGAACCCGTAAGGGCTGCTACGCCATCCTGGAATAATTGCTGCGCTTGTTCAATTGATTGCTTGGCTTGAGGATTGACTTGATCACCACCCTCATCTAAAACGGCAAGTAATGTGCTCATTGAATCAACAACACCCTTAACCATTTGTTCGAGTTGTCCGCCGCCTTCGGCTGGTGCTTGTTCCGCCATTTGTTCCTTCGGCATCTCTTCCATTATTGCCCTCCCTGTTGAGCCATTGCGAGGGCTTCTTGTTCCCTCTGTTTTAATCTTTCCAATATTTCTTCGCGATTTGGATACTCCAAAGCGTCAAGAACTTCTTCAGCGTCAAGAATTTGACGGTCATATAAAGCTAGCACCTTTTGCTCTTTGTCAGCTACCGCGAAAGGTAAACTAGAGCCGGTATTAACCCGGACATCAAAGCGACCTGAGATGAGCATTTGTTTGAACTCACTATCAGCGACAACCGTCCCGTCTTCTCCCTGCTTATATTGCTGGATGATAGCTGAAACCTTTTGCTCACCACTTTCATCCTGCTCTTTTGACATAGATATTTTGAAAAATTGTGCATCATCTTGATTATTCGTAACCCTGACAATTCTAGGGGCTGCGTATTTCTCAAGGATGACATCGACATATTGACGGCCGACTTTTCTGAGGTAAACGTCAAGATTTCGCTGCTTCTGTCTTATGCGGGTTCTTGCGGCTTCCTGCAATTGTTCGATAGCAGATGCAGCCGTTACAGAGCCCGGGGTCTGACCTTTTGTAACGTCCTGAGTTCCAGCTACGTTATTAAACCACTGCTCCATTCTGTCGATGAATGATAAAGCTGTTCCAGATAGCTGAACCCCAGCCTCTCTTCTTACTTCGCTGTTGGGTTCTTTCTCAACAACCAGCCCGGTTCGGTTGACAAGCTTGTGAGGATCGACGCCGGAACTCGTGTCAGTGATCCATATAGGATTGCCCATATAGTTAAGTATTTCGAGAGAAGCATTGATTAACTTATTAAAAATACGCTGCGGGCTCTCTAATTGCTCAACCTCTGACACTCCATAGAACTCCCTCGGGAGAACGTAATTTACATATTTGGCAAATGGAAATTGGCCATGATCAAAAGGAAGCTCAGTCTCACCTAGCTTGATCCCGCAGGCTATGACAACCTTGCGGCCATAAGGATACTTCTTTCTGACAACAACCTTGACCTTGGGGCTGCCGTCCTCTTCCAGTTCATCAGTTTCTTCATCAACCTCTTCTGTATCTGAGGGCTTCATATAGGCTGTGATAAGAAGCGTTTGACCTCGATCCTTTTCCTGACCTTCAGTCCAGGTAATATCTGGCATTTCTCTATCTGTTGCCTGGGTTCTGATCTTGAAGTCGTTAAGGGCTGTCTTTGAGCTTTTAATAACGTCTCTGATATCTGACTTGATGTCCTCGGAAAACTCAGGAAAAGCCCGTTTAAGACGCTCAGTTTCCACGGGCTCTGCTTTGATAATATATTCACACTTCTTACAGTTAACATCCTCGGCTTCGGGGTCTGGATAGAAGTAAAAAGGATCTTCTGACTTATACGTAGCAGAACCCGCTCCCATCATGGCGGCGGGATCATATCCCTGAGATGAAATGCCGGTGCCGTATAAATAGCCATCAAGGATTACGTTGGTTAATTGCTCAAGCCAGTTATTGGATTCCCAATCAAACTCTGAGACTTTGTTTAATACTTCAGCAAACGGCTGATCTGATGGCTCTTCTGGGATAAAGGATAGTTTGGGCCTGACATCTGTTTGAAGGGGAAGGTTTGACTGAATAGCCTGCCATATCATGTTGATGATTTCTTTTTGACGGTATCTCGGCATTTTGATCCCGTCCCACTGATCGCCCCGGAACATCTTGTAATAATGCAGCCAGTTGCGATCATATCTTGAGCGGTATTTCTTAGCTTTTTTGAAGAGCTTCATCACATGGCGAACAGTCTGCTGATCTTCCAAGCTCTGATTATTGCTAGCGCCGCCATTTTCAGAAATCGTATCTTCGTTGTACATCTTGCTCTCTCTGTTGCTTGTAATGTTTCTCTATCTTCTCGGGCTTTTCGTTGCCGACCTCTATTAAGCCCCTTCTTTTGGCTTCTTTTCGGGCTTCTCTGGGAGTAAAAGCACCACCTAAGCCTGGATTGAATTCTTTTCTGTTCCAGTCAGAGGCAGCGTTTTTATCGATAGATTGTTGTTTCGCAATGGTTCGTTTCGTCACATGGTTGCATTTGGGACATTTTTCTTCTGTGTTAATCTCTGCCACTGATTTTACAACTTCATAGCTGTGAGAGCAATTGTGGCATTCATAAGGATAAAAGGGCATTATCAACCTCACCAATCGTAAACATCAGTATCTAAATTGCTTTTCAGGGCTTGATCGGCTGCATGAACCCGGTGGTCTATCTCACTCATGCCGGGAACGATAGAAGCTCTTTTAAGTCCCATCTTAGTCAGCTTGAGATTTAAGCATACATATCTCGCCGCGTCCATCGCATGATCATGTTGCTTAACTGGCAGCTGATCCTTGAGGTCTTTATCCGGCGTGACGTTAGCATTCTGCGGATAATGATAGATTGAGACTTCATCGAGAAAATGAGGAGCCCGGTGCTTGACGACTTTGAAAATGCCCATCTGCATAAGCTCATACATGGCATCGACACCAGAACGGATATCATTGTCAGCCTTCAAAGCTGTTAGTCCTGCCTTGTTGAATTCGAGGATATTTGCCGGGCTCGATGGGTCACAAATGAACTTTTCAACGCCGTATTGCGCCTTGACTCGTTTTCCTGCCTCCACAAGATCCGCAATTGTTTTGTGAGTTGAATATACTTCATCCACAAGAAAAACGCCCCACTGAGGGTGAACAGCGAAAGTAAGAATGACAGCTGGGTGTGTATAGCCCCAATCAACCCCAGAAATATAGAACTCCCGGCCATCAAGAAAAGTGCGATGCTGGTCAGTGACATGACTATTATCGTCAAATATATCATAGACAAGACCCTCTAATTTGTGGAATTCACCGCCGAACACCATATTAAAGCGGCGTCGATCCATTGTTCTTTTCTTGCGCTCAAACTCTTCCTTAGGAAAGTACGGGTTCTCATCACTTCTTGCCTGAATAAGTTCAACATCGGGAACAAGCTTCGGATTGCGATGCCACTTTCTAATGTAGTCCGTATAAATCCAATTAAGTGAATATGGAGATGTTGTGTAGCATATCGGGGCTTTTTTAAATGCAGCCCTGGCCTGGAGGTTCTCATGAAAGTATAGCGGATAGAGCCCGGCTTCATCGCCCCATATGTGGCGGCAATTTGTTATACCAACAACGCTATCGGGATCTGTTGCCGTCCTGAAGTAGCAAGTCCCGCCGTTATTCATCTTGAAATAGGCATCGGCTTTATTCATTTTGCCCAGCCCCTTCATGATGTTGAGGAATGCTGGGAGCGTAGCTTGTTGGAGGATTTTATATGTTGGAGCTGTGATGATGAAGGTATCTTCTGGATCGGTGAACTTGTGCATGTACATCTTAGTTCGCCATGCACCAACACGGGTTTTTCCAAATTGTATCCCACACGCAAGGATAATGATCGGCTTACGTGAGAACATAACCCGCTCTTGTTTTTCCGAGTGAGGTTTGAACTTGAGTTCTATTTTAAATCCCGTAAATGCCAGCCCAGTAAGCATGTAAAGATGCCACTTCAGCCGACGTTAATTCCGCTGTATATGCTGCCACGTCTCCAAAGAGCCCGTTGCAAGGATTGGCGATTGAATAAGAGCCCAGCCTGAATATCTCGGCATTAGTGAGTCCGTCAATGCTGTCATCTGTAACTGTGGTCATGGAGATCAAAGAGCCGTTAACATACATCTTGATGCCTGAAGCGCTGCCCGATCCGCTATAAGTGAACCCGAATGTTCTAGCACTCGTGTCACTCCATACGTCGGCAGCACTGTCCACAACGATTGATTCAGTACCAGTGAAGTCTTCAAGCTCTAATCTCATCTTGTTGCGGCTGCCTGATGCCCCGCTAACCAATTGCCAGCCGTAAACATCAAGGGCTCCCTTGCCTGCATAGAAAACCCGGGCTGATCTTGACGCATTGGGTTTAAAGACAAAGAAGAAGCTGAAAGCATCATCAATATCAAAATCCATGTTTGTGGTGGAATTGATATATAAAAAATCATTGGTGTTATCAAAACTCAGGGCATCACCGCTGCCAATCTCTGAGCGCTGAATAGTTGGCTTATATCCTTCTGTTGTCATGATCAAATCATAACTTGACTGGCCATCAACCCAACTTGCAACCTTATCGTTGTCATTTCCAGATACGTCTGTAGGATCCCACCAAGCAAGCAAGTTTGCTATTTCGTCGGGAGCCTTGGAGTTAACGCTTGCGGCGGGATTGGCTACCCGGCCCATTCTTCCGATTCCAAACATATTAACATTCCGCCACGTAAAGAGAGCCCGACTCAGTGCCGCCCTCGATTGCGCTAATCACATCACCAGGGCTCACAACAACATATTCAGGCACACCCGCAGGCATTAGAACACCAGAACCCGCTGCAGCTATCTGAGTGCTGCCGATGCCGACAAATACAGGAGCTGACTGGACGCATAGCCTGACCATGTTGGTATTTGACCCAACAGTAACAACTGTTGTCGCTGCACTTGTGATGCCTGTCTTGTTTGTTATTGTTCCCCAGCGTACTGCTGGCAAAGCGTCATTGTTATGTGCTCTTGCTGATTCTGTTGATTTGGTGCTGCCGTCAGCCATTATACATTCTCCAATGTTATAGGGTCACCTTTTTTAAACCTGCGAAAGGATACAGTTCCCTCGATATCTTCTGTGTAACCATATCCTAACGGAACATGATTAATATTGCCACGGTATCTGTAGAACCCGTAGTTATCGCCGTAAACCATTTTATCACCCTTTTTGATATTTTTGATGGCTGTCAGCCTTCTGTTGTGGTTGGTCCTCATTGCTTCCTCTTCAGGGCTTAAGATATCCGTAAAGTGAAACAACGACTCATCGCCGTTAAGGTGAGCATCGACAACCTTGATGGCTGAACTCATACGCTCAAATTGTTTGAAGTCGAGAGCATGAGGAGCATCTGGCCTGTCAGTCACGCCACAGAAGTTAGCATGTTTCTCAATGACAGGAACCCGGAACAAATGAACAGCCATCATCGGGATGGAATAGATCTCTGTTGAGTGATCTGAGAGCCCGACAGGCAGGCCTGTTTGTTGAAGAAGATTGATCTTGTATAGATCGGTGTTGTTGGCTGGGTAGCTTGATTCGCAGTACATCAAAGTCAAGTCGATATGATCAAGGGGCAAGGATTCACATATTGCCAGCACTTCTTCGTATCTGTGACCGCCTGTTGACAAGAAGATAGGTTTGTCATGATTAATGATCTCATCGAATAGCGGAATGTTGAGCATGTCGCTTGATGCAACTTTATGAGCTGCCACGTAATCACCAAAAGCCCTAGCGTCCTGGGGATCGAAGAAGCTGCACATGAAGTCAATGCCGTTCTCTTCAGCGCATTTATGAAGCTCTGGTATCCATGTTCTATCAACTGAGAACTTGCCAATATTATCGCCCGTCTCGAACCCGTACATGGTCTTGTCATCGAAGAGCTGAAACTTCACGGCATCAGCTACGTTGGCCGCTTGCTCAATGCTGTGAATGCAGTGGTGATAATTATGGAAGTTGGAGCCTATTTCGGCGATTATGTAGGTCATGCCTTGTTATAACCTTCAACACCGCGGCGCATTCTGTTTTGTTTTCTCTGCTCTAATGCCCCAATGGCTCCAGATAAATGTCCAATTGCAGCCTTGTTTTCTTCGCATGGAAATCTTTCATTAAGTTTTTTAATCATATGAAGAGATGCTGCTATTAGAGTATCAACCTGACAACCATTGATGCCATTCTCGCAAACTGGACCGTTTTGAATGGTGAATGATAAACAATTAACGTCATGACGTACGTAAACAAAGTGGTTGGGTCTAATATCTTTTTCAAACCACTTATAATCCATTGAGCCAGATTCGTTAAACTTTTCTGGGTATTTCTCTCGTAGTTTGTCCATATCAACGACCTTGAAACCACCAATTACTTCAATGTCTTTCAATGTATCTAGTGCCACTTAATCCTCACTTTCTTTTAATAATGGTGTTTCATCACCACGAACATCAATAGTTCCAAGCTCAATCTCTGAGCCGTCCAATCTCTCGATGATTGCTGGCTTGGGAAGTATATTAACATCAGTCTCAACCCGATCAGTCCAGCGTAATTTATTCTTTGTAGTCCAAACATAAACCGTCGGATTGAACCCCGGTATCTTGCCAGCCATGCCCATTAGGCCGATCTTCTCAAAGAATTTTGTCATTTTATCAATGCCAATTTTATGGGCGTTCAAAAATTCTGGATATTGTTTCTTCCAGTTATATAAAGTCCCTCGATGCGTTTCTATTTCAGCCGCAAACGATTCAAAGCTCATGCCTGTTGCCATGTGATCAATTAACATCTGACAATATTCTTTCTTGTACTTCGGAGGCCTACCGACTGACACATTTAGCCTCCAGACCTGTATAGTTTTGCCATCGTTCGATTATGACGCTGCAATAGTGTGGGTCGAGCTCCATCCCGTAGCATTTGCGGCCTGTCTTTTCGCAGGCTATGAGAGTTGAGCCGGAGCCGAGGAATAAATCTAAAACGCAATCTTCAGAATTGCTGCTTATTTCTAAGTAAAACTCTATCATCTCAACTTTCTTTTGAGTTGGATGAACAATATTCATGTTGTGCTCGGTAGATCTTTGACCATCCCACAAAGCAGGATAAACACTAAGCCGACCATCGCCCTTATACCTGCTGTCTTTTAAAGTCGTCTCAGAAACCTTAAACTTACTAGTTTTGTTGAAACCCTTCTTGTTATTGTTCCCAAACAAGCATGTCTCATAGTTACGCTTGAATGCGGCTTTTGGGCCGCGTTTGTTTTCATGGGTCACGCGTACTGGTAGCAAATTCTGAAATGGTATGTGCTTGTTAAAAACGTAAATTGATTCTGGGAGCCTATCTCCGGATGCGCACCATACATAGAAGTGCGAATCTTTTTTTGCTGCTTCAACAAGACAAGGAAGGGACGCAGTAAATACGTCTAAGTTTTCATCCCCTTTGATTAATCCCTGCGTGTTGCAAACAGCAACGCCATAAGGCGGATCAGTAAAAACCATATCGGCCTTCTCACCATTCATAAGCTTTTCAACTGCTTCCTTGTCGGTCGAATCACCACACATAATTCTATGTTCACCAAGCTCCCAAATATCACCACGCTTGACGTTGTGAATATTTTCTTCCACTTCAGGCACTTCATCGTCATCGGTTTTGCCTTCAGTATTTTCTTTGCCAACAAGATTATCAAGCTCGCTCTCATCGAACCCCAAAAGGTCGATGTCAAAATCAAGAGCCTTAAGATCTTCAAGCTCAATCTTCAGCAGCTCATCATTCCAGCCCGCATTAAGAGCAAGTCTGTTGTCGGCAATGATGTAAGCTTTTAACTGGCCTTTGGTTAGGTGAGATATTTTAACCGTGGGAATGCTTTTAATGCCTTCTCGCTTGGCTGCTTCAACCCGTCCATGCCCGGCAATTATCGTCATATTATCATCGACTAAAACCGGATTAACGAACCCGAACTCCCTAAGCGATGCTTGAAGTTCTTTAATTTGGTCTTCTGAATGAGTGCGAGAGTTATTCGCGTATGGTATGAGCCTGTCAATGTCTGTGAAATCGAACGACGGGGCGATCTTCTTCTTGGGAGGCATTCATCATCCTCTTCTTCTGAATAAACAAAATAATCAAATAATCTCTGTCGGATAGCTGATTCTAAGGGAGAAATTATCAAATTTATGCCGATGTTGTCCATAGGAAATATTGTCCTATGAAGCTTTAGCCCCGTCAATCTTCCGCTTGTAATTAATTCGACACCATTCGGCTATGAGGGCAGCATCCACAAGCCCGTCATGAGGAACCCGGCTGCGCTCTGTTGCAAGCCAGCATTGATCGGGCCATAAATCCCTCGCAGCTGCTAAACTTTTAACCTTGGGCTTCTCGTCGCCTGTAATAGCCCCAGAGTCGATTAGAGGTTTATGCAGCCTCCGAGTCCACTTACTCGGATGAATCTCAATAAACGGCAAATTTGAAAGCCTCAGGGCCATTCTCATCTCGCCGTACTCGCTGAGGTAGGTGAACACCCCTTTATTCATCGACTTGGCAAAAGGCTTCTCGATAGCACACATTTGAACCCGGTGGGCTTCGATGGCCGTCCGTAGCCAAGAGTAAGTTTCTATGGCCGTCTCATGCTTGACCGTCAAGGCCACAATAGCCCCGCTCTCATTGAGAACGCAGAGCCCGCCCTTCTTGCCTGGATCGATTCCGAGAAACAAACCCGCCTCTTCCCTGAGAGATTTGCCAATGTGTGTGATTGCTACCAAAAGATTACTCCGA